GAAGGTTCGGGCAGTCCAGGGGAGTTAGCGGCAGCCTACAAGGCGCAGGGCCGTCTCACGGCCCTGCAAAAGACGGGGGATAGCCGGCAAACGGCCAGCTTGCGTGGGGGCTTGCTGTTTGGTACGACGCTCCATCCGTATGATGGAGCGTCGCCAAGCGGTGATCGTATGGGGAACCCAAGGGTGAACAGCGTCTTCGGGCCGCCCGAAGACGCTGGGACGGCTGCGTCACAATCGGGTACCTCCATCTTTGACCCCGTCCTCTGCGAATTGGCCTATCGGTGGTTCTGCCCGCCTGGCGGCACCATCCTCGATCCCTTTGCCGGGGGCAGTGTGCGCGGCATTGTCGCCGCCCGGCTGGGGCGTGCCTATACCGGCATTGATCTGCGCCCGGAACAACTCGCTGCGAATGACGCCCAATGGACCCAGATTGGTGGGGGTCCTGCCGGCGCCCCTGCGCTCCTCGCCCCTCCGCGTGTCGAATCCTGTGGCGACCTGCGCATCGTCCGCGATGACGAGGTGCCCGGCGGCTCCAAAGTCCGGGCGCTTCTCCGTGTACTACCGACGTTTCCGGCTGAGGAGCTGGTCTATGCGAGCCCTGCCGCTGGCTTTGCGCAGATTGCGCTGGCCCTGGCGGCCCAGATGACCGGAAAGCGCGCCACCATCTTTGTGGCGCACCGCAAGACGTTGCATCCGTGTACGGCTGCTGCCCGCCAAGCCGGCGCTCGCATTGAAGAAGTCCCTGCCGGGTACCTCTCCAATGTCCAGGCGAAAGCCCGGGCCTATTGCGCGACAACGGGTGCTGAGTTGGTGCCGTTTGGTCTGGACGCCCCGCCCTACCTGGAGGCTCTGGCCCAGATGGCGCGGGAGACCGGTGAGCACCCCAACGAAGTCTGGTGTGTGGCGGGGAGTGGCGTGCTGGCCCGCGCCTTGCGGCAGGCCTGGCCGACGGCCCACCTCTGCGTCGTGGTGATTGGCAAGGCGCCCACGCTTCCCGAGGACAATATCCACGTCTACCAGGCTCCCGAAGCCTTTGAGCAGGACGCACGCCAGCCGCCGCCTTTTGCGTCGTGTGGGCATTATGATGCCAAGGCGTGGCAGTTTGTGACGCAGCATGCGACGCCTGGCGCCTTGTTCTGGAATGTGGCGGGGGAGGCTCCCCTGGATGCCGCGCCTTCTAGGGTCTGTGCGCCGCGCTGGCTGGTGGGGGATAGCCAGGCGCTGGACACGTTACCGCTCGACCCGGCCTACGACTTTGTGTTTACCTGTCCCCCGTATGCCGATCTCGAACAGTACAGTGATGATCCCCGGGACCTTAGCGTCATGGACTTTCCGGCCTTCCTGGGCGCCTATCGTACTATTCTGGCCCAGGCGCTCGCCCGGCTGAAGGCGGACCGCTTTGCCTGTGTGGTCGTTGGGGATGTCCGTGCGCCTGATGGCTCCTACCGCAATCTGGTGAGTGAAACCATTGCGGCCGGCCAGGCGGCGGGGGCGACGCTCTACAATGAGGCGATCCTGGTGACTGCGGTGGGGAGCCTGCCCTTGCGCGCGGGGATCCCCTTTGTGGCCACGCGTAAGCTCGGCAAAACGCATCAGAATGTACTGGTCTTTGTGAAGGGTGATGCGCGCCGGGCCACGGAGGCGTGTGGCCCGGTTGAGGTCACGCAGGCGTTAGAAGCGGTTATGCCGATAGGGGAGTCGAGCGGAGCGCTCGATACTGCATATAATACCCCTGCGGGCGCTCTGGAGTAACGTTGTTGCGATAGGGTGCGATTACTTCGCCTGTATAGGGCACATAGGTGACGCCGCCATGGGTAAAGTTTGGCAGATGCCGTGCGTGCAAGGCCATGGCCACGGGAAAGCGTATCTCGGCACAGCGGCTCCCGCCTGGGGTGGTGCTAAAGCTGATCTGGGCGGGGAGTGTGGTACAATGTGTGGTATTCATAGTGAACCTTCCTTTACAAGGTTGACTGTGGATATTGGGGGTAGGTGTTCTGATCAACACCTGCCCCTGAGTCTAATGCATACGTTTACGAAAGTCCACGACAAAATGCTCTAGTCTCGCTTGTGCGGTTTATGCGGCAATAGAAAAGTGAACTATGGGACGTCCTTTTCCGGATATTACGCCATATATTGACAAGCTCGTGAATGCGATTCTCATTGGCGCGACGTATGAACTGGCGGCGCTCTATGCCGGGATTAGTGTCGATACCTTCGGGCGGTGGCGCAAGAAGGCCGCGACGGCGCCCGCCGGGACCCCTTTGGCCCTGTTGCATGAACGGCTCCAGGAGGCGGAGGGCCGTGCGGCTATCGGGTGGCTGGCGAAAATTGAGAAGGTTGCGACGGAGGGTGATTGGAAAGCCGCGGCGTGGAAATTGGAGCGTCGCTATCCTGAGACCTATGGTCGTACGTTCCAGAAGGTGGCGCTTACCACGCCTGATGGTGAAGCTGCTGCGCAGCCCACGATTATTTTCCTCCCCGCCCAATCGCCCAGCGCCGAGGAATGGGCGCAATCGGTGCAACATCTCTTGCCCACCAACGGGCACAAGCCTGATGAGGCATAGCCTGTGGCAACGACCGCCCCGCCTGCGTCCGTTGCGGGTCGCGTCCTGTGGTATCCCCAGCCCAAGCAACACGCCCTCATGAGCTGTCCTGTCGAGGATATTCTCTTTGGTGGAGCGCGCGGCGGTGGGAAGACCGATGGCCTGGGCGGTGACTGGTTGCGGCATGCGCAGCACTATGGCCCTGCGGCACGTGGCTTCTTCTTTCGTATGACGTATCCAGAGTTAGAGGAAGTCGAGCAACGGTTTCAGGACTTCTTCCCCGCGATGGGCGGCACCTGGCAGGCGGCCAAGCGGACCTGGACCTTTGCTAATGGCGCACGGCTGCGCATGCGGTATCTCGCCAGCATCAAAGATGCGACACAGTATCAAGGGTTTAGTAATACCTGGGTCGGGGGCGATGAGCTGGGCAATTATCCTGACAGCAAGGCCGTCGATCTCCTACGCGCAACCTTGCGCTCAGCAGCGGGCGTGCCGTGCGTGTTTCGGGGGTCCGCCAATCCTGGCGGCGTCGGCCATAACTGGCTGCGTGCCCGCTACGTTGATCCTGCCCCACCGCTGACGCCGTTTGATGCGGTCGAGACGGTGGCGGGCGAGACGATCACCGTCAAGCGCTGCTACATCCCCTCAACGCTGGAAGACAATGCCCTGCTCATGCGCAACGACCCCACGTACTGGCAGCGGGTTATGGCGGCAGCCGGGGGCAATGAGGCACTCCTTAAAGCCTGGCGGTATGGGGATTGGGATGTCATTGCCGGCGGGCTGCTCGATGACGTGTGGGACGCGCGGGTGCATGTGCTAGAGCCGTTCGACATTCCTACGGCATGGACGATTCGGCGGGCGTTTGACTGGGGTAGCTCGAAGCCGTTTAGCGTGGGGTGGTGGGCGCATGCCGACGGGGCATGCCCGGCTGGACCGCAGCAGGTTGTCTATCGCAAGGGCACGCGCTTTCGCCTTATGGAACTGTATGGGTGGAATGGCAAGCCCAATGAAGGCTTGCGGCTTACTAATACCGACATTGCGCGGCGCATTAGGGAGGTCGAGGCTAGCTCGCCCTATGCGGGCCGTATTCAGGCTGGCCCTGCGGATAGCCAGATTTATGATGTCGTCAACGGCCGCTCGATTGCGCAGGAGATGGCGACCCAGGGCGTAAGCTTTATTGCGGCCCAGAAAGGGCCAGGCTCGCGGCGTCAGGGCTGGTCGATGTTGCGACAGTTGCTCAATGCGAGTCGTCACTGGCCGATGGAGGAGCCGGGGCTGTTTGTCTTTAACACGTGTCGCCAATTTATCCGTACCGTGCCCATCTTGCCGCGCGATCCGCGTGATGCAGATGATGCTGATACGGACGCGGAAGACCATGTGGGGGATGAGTGCCGATATGAATGTACCATGCCCTTGCCCACGAAGGCCGAGATGCGCGGCTTGAGGTTCTAGGCTATGTCCGTTGCGCTGAACCATCCTCAATACGATGAGTATGTGTATACTTGGCAGACCCTGCGTGATGCCTATGCCGGATCGGGAAACATCAAACCCGCGGTAGTGTCCTCCAATAGTGCTCGCTCAAGTACCGGTATCAAGCAGGCCGGCACGCGCTACCTGCCCAGACCTGAAGGCATGCGCCTCGATTCCCAATACGCGGCGTACCGCGACCGCGCCACGTGCAGCGGCGCACCCCAATGGGTCGCGCTCGGCCTGACGGGGGCGATCTTTCGCCGTGAACCGCAACTGGAGGTGCCCTCTCAACTCGATCCTCAGATGCGCAATGTGACCCGCACTGGCCTCCCGCTGCGCACCTTTGCGGAAGAAGTGGTACGCGATACGTTGCGCATGGGGAGGTACGGCGTCCTGCTCGATTTCCCCGCGCCGACCGTGCTGCCGAATGGCCGGGTCATTCCTCCCCCGCCTGGTTCTCGCCCGTACTGGATACCCTACGCGACCGAGGAGATCGTCAACTGGCATGTAGTAGAGCGCGAAGGGGCGGAGCATATCGACATGATCGTCCTTGAGGAGAGTGTGCCCATGCGCCAGGGAGCATGGGGCACGGATGACTACTTCGTGATCAAGAATCAGCTCCAGCGCCGGGTGCTCCGGCTCAATGAGGAGGGCGTCTATGAGGTGAGCGTGTGGGTGAAAGTGCCGGCTACTCTGGGGGGCCAGCCCGCTACGTTCATGCCCACGCAGACGTGGATCCCTGATCGCATGGGGGAGCCGCTGAAGTTCCTCCCGTTCGTCTCAATGACGCCGCTGTCCCTCAAGCTCGATATTGTGCAATCGCTCCTGGAATCGCTTGTGGAGATTAGTTATAGGTATTATAGGCATAGCGCAGATTATGAGCATGCCTTGCACCTGACCTCGCTCCCGACGCCCTGGGTGAGCGGCAATCTCGATCCCGCCACCGAACTCCTCATCGGCTCCCTCGTCGCCTGGGTCTTGCCCGATGGGGCGCAGGCGGGTATGCTGGAATACAAGGGCCAGGGCCTTCAGCCGCATGAGCACGCGATGCAGCAGGACCTCCATGACATGGCCGCCCGTGGCGCGAGTCTGCTGGAGGTGGCACCCCTGGTTCCCGAAACAATGACGGCCATGCTTACGCGCACGCAGGGGAGTGAGAGTCCCGTACAGACGTTGATTCGCAACGTAAGTGAGGGATTGACCACCTTGTTACGGTGGCACGCCTGGTGGAATGGCCAAAGTGAACGGCTCGATGATCCTGCGATTAGTTACAACCTGAACAACAAGATCGCGGCCACAACGTTAGCGCCCCAACAGCTTCAGGCTCTCATGCAGACGTTCCTCAATGGGGCGATGTCATACGAAACGTTTTATTATAATTTACAACAGGGCGAAGTAGCCCGTCCAGGTGTTGAGGTGGAGGAAGAGCAGGCCTTGCTCGAGGCGCGGGAAGCGGAACGGCTGGTGACGATGGCACAGGAGCAACGCATCGCAGGACGCAATGGCCAGCCGCGGCAGAACGGGCAGGCCGTGGGTCAAGGTGCTCGGGGGTAGTCTATGCCCATCCGCATGATTCGTAAAGGCGCCAGCAAAAAAGCCAAGCAACGCAAAGTCGGCCAGGTGATGCACGAGTTAAAACACAGTAGGACGAAGCGGCCACGCAAGCAGATGATCGCGATTGCCTTACGGAGTGCGCGGCTCAATCGGCGCCGCAAGAAACGCTAGGAGTACGCCATGGCTGAACAGGATGTCGGGATCACCGAACAAGCGGTCCGCCAATTTATCGCGCTGGTCGATGGTCCCCAGGGCGACGCAGCTCACGCGGATTATGCGACGCTGCTGCGTCGTGCGCAGGAGATCCTTGCCCAGGAACAACAAGCCCATCCGTAATCTGTCGAGGAGATACCCCATGCCTGACTATGATCCGACCATGGAAGCGCTTATCGCCTCCATCCGTGAGGCGCTTGCTCCGCCGGATGCCGATGCACCGCGCGGCTATATCGAGGATCTTCGTGCCGTCCAGGGTGCACTCGTCAAACAGTTGGCGGAGGAAAGTCCCGAGTCTCCCTCGCCTGAAGTCGAGCAGATGATGCGCCAAGCGCTCGGGGTATTGGACCCGAAGAGTGAAGACCAGTATCTTGGCTACGGGGAGGTGCTGCGGCGGCTGCTCAGTGCCGTGGATCGCCAGCTCTTTATCTGGTCCAGTGGCATGGTCCAGCCCGTCGGCCCCAGCGGGGATTACCAGGTGCATGAGTATGAGGAGCCTGTGGCTGCTGAGGAACCGCGTGCGCATCGGGCGCCGCATTAACGGGAGCACCACTATGCCCGATCCTACGAACCTGGAACAGATCCAGGAACAGAAAGCTCAGGAAAGCCACAGGGCCTTTAAGCGCGGGGCCGTCCGCAACGCCATCATCGCGCTAGACCTGGCCTATAACGGTATCGCCGAGGACTACCCAACGCTGGTAGTGCGGCTGCGCGACTTGCTCGAGAAGGAATTGGCCACCCTGACTGCGCCACCGAAGGGCAAGTAAATGGGGCTCCTCCTGCTCATCGTGTTGATCGTCCTGCTGGTTGGTGGTCTACCGACCTGGGGCTATCATACGTATAGCTGGGGGCCTTCCGGTATT